TGATGAAAGATTCATTGGCGGAGGATATGAAGATTGTGATATAATGCGTAGAATTATATTAAATAATATTTCAATATATGAAAATGAAGAAGTCATTTATTATCCAAAAGAATCTACATGGGATGATTGTAAATCTAGATTACATTTTTTTAATAAATGGGCAGAAAAAAATGATAACAAAATTGTTAGATTATTAGATGAAGAAAAATATGATTATAATATTGGCGAGTCAAATAATTCGATGTTTTTGCCTGCATTACATTCGATTGTATCGAATCCGTCTCAGTTGTGGCTCGAGCGCAATTTAGATTTTTTGGGATATACATAAAAATATATAAAATATATAAAATAATTAGTTATATTATATATTAAATATAATTATACTATAAATATAATTATGGGAAAAAACGGATGGTTAGTGAATGATTGTTTGGCTGCGTTTTCAGGTGTAATAACATTCTGGCACAATTTGCTGGAATGGTTTCCAGAACTAAATGATAAAACAAACGGCTACACTGATTTTTCTGTACTATCATCTTATATTGAACATGAACTTGTTCTCAGTCCTAAAAAACCACACTATATAATTAGAAATGGAACATATTTTCGCCAAATACGCACAGATGTAAAACAGATTTCGTTAATTCAAGACATACAAACTGATAAATCAAAACAAATTGATGTTATCAACAATTCAGATGTTGTTGTTTTCAACACAGAATATGTTTACAACAAATACAAGAATCTTATTCATAATACGCAAGTAAGAATTTGTCCTTTGGGGGTTGATTTTGATTTTTTCAAACCCATACAAGAAAGACATCCTGATGTATTACCAAACTCGTTATTGTTTATTGGTGCCGCTACAAATTATCCCAAGGGTTTCCATATATTGTTAGATATTATTCACAAAATGAAAAATCAGAACTTTTGTTTAATAATGAAAGACGATTTTGTTATAGAACCTAGTCTAAGAAATCGGGTTGTAGTATTCAATAAAATAAATAAAGAAACTGTAAGACTCGTCATAAATTCTTGCATCGCCGCAATATGCACATCGTATGAAGAAACACAACATTTATCAGGCATTGAATGTGCTGCGTGCAATGTTCCTATAATTGCAAGAGAAGTCGGTGTATATTACGACAATAAAGACGATCCACGCTGGGGACACATTGCCGATGATAATACATTTGTAGAAAAAATATACAATGTTTTACAAAATAAAGGCATGTTTTATCCACGTGAATGTTTTATTGAAAAATATTCAACTGATATTTGTAAAGAAAATTGGCGTAAAATAATTGACGAAATATAATATTCATAAGAATCATTGATTTTTATGAAAATCTATTTTTTGAACTTTAATTTTATATTTTTGTTAATTGTTTCATCTGATAAACCAGCAGTTTCAGATGTAGTAGTATATTCGGCGTCATAGAAGTATAATACTTTGTCGATCCGTGTCTGATGTTTAATATCTACACAAGCGCGAACAACCCAATGAACGTCTTCTTTATAATTCATATCCGCATATGAATGTATTTTTGCGATTGATGATTTATAAACCATCGTATGTGCGGGTTTGCCTCGCCATTCTGTTCCACCAAGTATATCACCATACTCAAATTCTACTCCATATTTACATAATTTATCGTATCCACCATTTACTTTACAGATACAATCAAATACCACACAATCTGTTTCTGGATATTTATTAAGTGCTTCTATAATTGTTTTAACATAGTCTTCTGAAATTCTGTCGTCATCATCAATAAATACCAAATATTTTCCACGAGCCAAATTTAACATATCTTGTCTTTTTTGTCCAATTGTTCTTTTTTTATTATCAAAAAGTCCTATGATTTCGACTTCTGGATAGTTTTCAGTTTGTCTCAATAATTCGGTCATTATTCTTGGATAAAATGTTGTTAGACGAGACGGCACGGTCGGGACCAAAATAGATAATTGTATCATTTATATAATGTATATACTATATCAAAGACAACGCGTCCATATATTCTTTTAACTCTATTTTATTTAATGGATTTAATTTGCTATTGTAATTTTGTATATCGTCTTTCACCAGCAAATTCGAATATGGCGGTTTAATATGCATATATCCATCTTCTGTTTTAACTAGTCGCATCGCCTGAGTTTCCGAAATCAACGATTCCATCATTTTCTCGCCTGGGCGCAGACCCGTAATTTTAACTGGTTTCCCATATTTCTCCGAGAAAATCTCCAACAAATCTATAAGTTTCATCGAAATCAGTTTTGGTATAATTGTATCCCCCGACTCTCCCTTCAAAATTGCGTATTCTATCAACGCAACACTTTGCTCCAGCGTCATCACAAAACGCGTCATATCTGGGTGTGTAAGTGTGAACTCCTTTACATCTGGGTCTGCACCTCTTTCGTGTAGTATAGGAATAATGCTTCCGCGCGAATTTAGCACATTTCCATAGCGGATATTCACGAATTTATATTTCTTAATATACATGGATTTCTCCACAATAGCGCTCTCCGCCAAAGCCTTCGCCATACCATAGACATTCGTCGGTTCACATGCCTTGTCCGTGCTGACCATAACCACGCACTCCAGATTTCTGATTCGGTCACTGTTTTTCTCAATTACATTCAATATATTACTTGGTCCCATAAAATTTGTCTGGACACATTCATTGATTGCGTATTCGCAGCGGTCTATGTGTTTCAGGGCGGCCATAATAACAATAATGTGCGGCTGCTCGCGCAAAATTGCGTTTTCAACATTATTGTAATCGCGGATGTCGCCAATTACAAATCTCAGGCGGTCCGTCTTATATTTAAGTCCCATTTTCCAGTGCTTATTCTCGTCGCGCGAATAATTTGTAATTGTGTTGTTTCCAATATAGGTTTCTATAAACTGGTTTCCAAGTGAGCCTGAACCGCCAAATAAAAGTATGTGTTTGTTTGATATCATTCTATTATATTATGATATCAACGTGTTTTTATATAGATATGGATATTTATTTATACAAATGACGTAAAAGAACGCACGTAATCATATCAATGTTGCCGTCTGAATTAGTTGATTATATTCTGACTTTCTGTGAAGGCCATGTGCGGGCGGATTTGCGCGTTAAGGTGCGCGTCCCGATGCGACAAATTGTTGCTGACCTTGGTGAAAAGCTGTTGCTTGAACAATATTATACGGTTTATCCAAATGGATGTTATACTTATTTTGTAAATAAAAAAAATACGGCTTGGACCGCAGGGTATGTAAGTAAAATGGTGAATGATAATGAAGTTTTTTATAATTGGGTGCATATACAGTGGTTCTAGAATAAATATTTACCCCAAGCCATTCCTCTTCCACTACAGTAATCTATATGGCCGAACTCGACAATTTGATTTGTCTGTATTTTTTCTGCCCAAACTTGGGTAGGACCGATCGTCCATTCTTGAATCCAATCATTCGTAAACATTGTATCATCCAAAATAACAACCGTGTCTTTATGTGCTAAGTGAAAACAATTTTCCATATCAGCCTTTGCTATTTCATATTCGTGTCCGCCATCAATAAATATAACATCAAACTTTACATCTTTGTTTTCAGAAATAAAGCGCGGAACCGTTTTGCGACTATCCCCTAATATCAATGTATGTCTATCTGGATAGACGTGATCAATATAATTTTTAGACGCAGTTATGTAATTGTGAATACCCAAATCAAATGAAACTAAACTCAGCTGTGTATTATTTTTCAAAAATGTCTCAGCTGAATGACCTGCGTTGAAACCAATTTCCATAACGTGTAAATTTGGTTTATTTGTTAGTTCTATTAAATTATGTGTTTGATATGGGTTTTCACTACTGTTTCCTTCAAACGAATAATATCCACGGATATGTAAAAATTCTGTGAGAGACATGGTATTTTTGTATATTGTTGTTGTTTGTTTATATTTGTTTATTATGTGTAAATAAATATAATTATACGGATGGTGTGCAATAGTAGAAATCTCCAAAATGTATCCTTCCCTTAACACAACAACTCATTTTATGATGAAAAATTATTGTAATTACATTTTTAGATAGGCGCATTAGTTTATATTTTGAAGCCGATTACCATTTACCTCCAGTCTTCTTAACCGTGATATTTTGACCTTTTTGTTTCTTTCGTGCATTTGGATCATATTCATCACCTTCATCATCCGAGGCAAGATTCTTCGACATCTCCCAAAACTCTTTTGATCCCAATTTGTAGTCTGGTCGGTCTTCAGCCTTGTACCAGAATATCTGGTCGGTGATTTTATTGGATTTTGAATTGTTTGATATGACCAAGCAACTATAATTCTCAGTGGTCTGGTCTAACACAGAGCAGAATGACTCCAGTGTGGGAAACATAGAAGCGAAGTTTTCCCAGATTTTCTTACGATTTGATAAATAGTTCTCTCTTAGAATAAAAACGTAGTCAATGTTGGTACGTAGATTTGGTGGAATACCGAGCGGGTATTGCATCGTGATAATAAGCATTACTTTCCAGTGTCTCAATTATTACCATTTTTATTCAGACATTTCCTTCTGAAATCATTAAATCAATGCTTTTT